CCTCTACAAAATTTTCGGAAGATTAAGTCTGTCCATCCTACCTGCAATAGAGCTGATGCTCTTTGTAACGTGGTTGCAGGGGTATGATGAGCTCGTGGTGCATACAACAATGTTGTCATCAGTTTTGCTCTATCATACAATGGTACTGCTTTATCGGCTATAAACACAGTATGAGCTGAAAGAAAATCTAAATCCACCGCAGGACGGGGTAACATTGAATCTGTTGTTGTTGTTACTCCTAAGATTTTCCATTCCTTAATTACGGATGTTGCATTAAAGAATTGATGTGCCCAATCAGACACTGTCCATGTATTATCATCTCCTACTAGCACTTTTGATGTAGGTTCCTCAAAATCTCTATACACTGGTTCTATTAAGGTTTCCTCGTTTTGTTCATTTCCACAAAAACGATCCCAGTTAATTATCCATGCATATGCTAACAAGGTGTACAATATTAATGTATTGTCATTAATTGTATTTACTGATCCTGATGGGTTTCCACCTTGTTTCATCATTATTACTCCTGTTGCTGTAATTACTAGTGTGTTCACTAAATTACGATAATACGTTTGTATACGTGCTAAATTTTCTGTTGTTCGGTCTTCTACTCGTAACATTCTCCATCGAAATCTAGCACATCCCCACATTAAAAAACTTCGCAATGATGAATCGTATTGGGATTCATCTAAAGCATATCCATTTGGAAAGATATTTAGTTTTTCATATAAAACATTCCAATTTCCTCCATATGGACTCATTCCTACTCCTGATGCACATTGTAGGTGAGCGCCATTCATTCGTTCATTCATATCACTAAACAAGCGACAACCATGAACAGTCACATCCGCTGCAAAAGCCATAAACGTTCTTATTGAATTAGCTTTTATTTTTGCAATTGGTCTTACTTCTTCTTTTAAAGCGCTTGTTGCTAGTCCACTCCATTCCGGGTCCTCTGCTAACAGCTGCCAATCTTCTTCTAACCATTCTTCCATATTTACTTCTTTTTGTTCCAAAAATAATTCTCTTTTGGTTGGAAATTTTAAGTTAAAAGGCGCACCTGAAGATGTACTCATATCTAATTTGAGTATTGCATCTTTTGTTGATATCACTTTTGAATCCATCATATACGGACCAAAATGTTGTTCTGTCATATCCCAGGCTGCATTCATTGCTTTTACTTGTTTTGTTGTCATTGGTAATATGTCCTTCGCATATCTTCCCAATTGCATATATGTTGCTCGTTCATTTGGTTGCGGTAATCCCCATTCTGGAGATTCTTCTATCGCATTCTTGTCCATGAAACATTTAACATGAGGGTCCATTTCTCGCTTATTAACATAACGCGGAAATCT